ACGTCAATCAGCTTGTCAGCGCCGTCGGGGGCCGAAGCAAAGTTACCATTAACGCCCGTCAGCTTGCGCTGAATTTGACCGGGGTTAGCGGTGCCGCCTGGGTACGACAAAAAGCCACGAGGCTTTTCAACGCCGTTACCAGTAACAAAAGACGCAGCTTCAGCGCGCGCAAAGCGATCTGAAACTTTACCGGCCAGCCAGCCTTCAATGTCCATCGACGCATCGTCCAGCAATTTTTGCGTTGCGTGCGGCTCGGCCCACATTGTGTGAGTCGGGATTGACCACTTTTGCAGCGTGGGCGTACCCGTTTCTGTGCGCGCGCCAGTCTCACCAACCCAGCCGTAATCAGCTTGATCTAGGTCAAACATACCTTCCAGGCTCGATGTCGAAATAACCTGGATCGACGCGTACTCACGCATAGGCGACGTCTCGTAAATCTTCTTCACGATACGGCCACTGGTGTCTGGGTCAACGACGTAGCCGCCGTCGGGATCAATGCCGACAGAAAGCGCTTTGACCTGATCGGGGCTGAGGCGATTGTCGTCATGGCGCATGTAGGCATTAAATGCAGACTTGTACTGCACCACGTCTTCGTGCGTGTAGGTGTCTACGCGACCCTCACGACGGCCCGCAGCCATGCGCCCAAACTCGAGTGCCTTGGCGTCCAGTTCATCACGGCTGACCGTGACACCGTCGAGTGTGATGTTCTGGCGGCGTGTCGAAGCATAAAGCTGGTCAATGATAACCTGCTTAGCGTCCAGGTCAGCGCCGATGCGCGTGAGCTTCTCCTCGAGCAAAGGGTCAACCGTGCCCTTGGTCAACAGCTCTTTTTCACGAAGCTCAGCAGCTGCTTTGAACTGCTCAAACCCCGTCTTGACTTCGTCAACAGCTTGAACAACTGCTGCAAGGTTTGGTGTGTCGTTAGGCATTGAAAGCCTCCTTAAGTCCGTCGAGTTTCAGTTTCAGTGCGCGATATTGCGCGGCTTGCGCCTCGTCGTCTCCATTACCGGAGTCCGTCGACAGACGTTCGGTAGCTTCCTTGAACCCGTACATGGCAACAAGTTTAGCAAACCCGCCGGGCACCCCTGCCTTACGCAGTAGCTGCTCAACGTCACGAGGCGACTGGAGCTGCTTCACGTCAGTCACCCTCGCCTCCTCGTTCATGGGGAAAGTCACAATGGACGTTTCCCAGACTTCAGCTTCTTTGATCTCACGGATCATGCCGAGGTCATTTTCCTTCATTTCTGAGTCAATGGTGCGGTAGCCGATCGAAAGCCCGTCAACTGCTTTTGCGCGCAAGAGGGCCAAGGCATCGCGGCCCTTGGATACGTCAGCCAAGATGCGGCCCTGCATAAACAGTCCCCGCGTGTCCGAGGACATGGTGTCCCAGACGCCGATAGGTTGGCCGGGATCGTGCTGCCACAGCATTTTTGGGCGCATATTGGAGGCACGGCTTTTCTCGATGGAGCCGTCAAATGCCTTGGGGAGGATAACGTCACCTCCGCCATCTACGTTTCCAAAAACAGCTCCGTAGCCACTGATACGCCCGTCAGAGTCTATATCTTTGACCTCAAAAGCCACTGTTTTGTACTGGATGTCCATTAGGTGTTAGGATCCTTTGGGGTACGAGTTAGCAAACAGCAGGTCGTGGTCCCCTCGTTGATATGATAATTTTGCCGCCATGTCAAGGAAAATCTTTGTAGGTATGACAAGCTGGTATCACTGCAAAGCAAAGCTAAACCTCCTGAAACGTCATAGGGCAGCGGCATTGGATAATGTTACCAACTGCGCCGTTCGGGTCTCCGGGAAACATTAGAACTTCAGGAACGCCCATGATCGAGGGAACCTTAAAGCCCTGATCGAGCGGTATTGCCACGAGGTTCATCGCCCGGTGACTAAACCGCGCCCCAGATCGAAAGTCGCGCACTCGCTCGTCGCCTACGGTGTTCCAGACCTTGAGCAGGCGCTGTTGGCTGCGCAATGCCGCGTTGAGCGCGCCGAACTGAGAAGCTGAGTGAACCTCGGTCTGCGCAATGATTTTTGCTCGCGCGCGGGCGATCTTGGGAACGCGGTTAATGAGGAGCTTGCCGATCTCCAGTTGCGAGAGGCCACGGCGCTGCCCTTGCATCACAAGGTTAGATAGCTGGCTTGCGGTTGTGCTTACGATCTGGCGCGTTTGCCGGACGCCGTAGGTTCGCGCGTACTCAGCGATAGCGCGGAACGTCAGACCGCCTTGCTTTACCAAGAGGTCTTGCTGCCGCTCTATTCCAAGTTCTATGGAGCTGGTCCAGCCCGCCATTAATACGTCAGCCATTTGAGATGCCGCCGAGACTCCCGGTGGAGTAAATTGCCCCGTGACGCCGAAGTCTGTAACTGCTTGATCCATAAACGCCGCGAGCGTGTCTTCAATGGTTACTTGTAGCTCCGCTATAACCTCGTCTTCCGCTGCCAGCCAGGTTTCAATCTGTCCCATACGCCATCTTTCCTAGTATTTCTTCCGCGCCCGCGGCCCCGCCGGGGTTGTTGGACCGATCGCTTTCGTGACCTCGCCGTGTGGACCGCAAGTCAGCCATAAGCATGTTGCCCGTGGGTGCTGGCAGCGGTGGGAACCCTTTGAGCGCGCGGGCCTCGTTGACCGTAATCTCGTCCGCGGTATCCACAAGTTCCCACTGCTCGCGGCGCTTCTCGGCAATGGCCTCGATTGAGTCGTAGTCCGGGCGCACGCTGACGTTGCCGAAATACGGGGAAAGCCAGGTGTTAAGTTCTTCCGCCATCATATCCGCGAGGGGGATTACCGTGTCCTCGAAGAACCCGAGCCGTGCCTCTTTGTAGTTGGCGAACGTATTGTCGCCGGGGATATTGAGCAGCAACGGAGGCACGCCAAAAGCCAAGGAGATGTCGCGCGCGGCGCTGTCCTTGAGATTGATAATTTCCATCTCAGCGGGCGATAGGCCCATGCTCTGCCACTTCATGCCGCCCTCGAGTAGCATCGGGCGCCCCGCGTTCTTAGCCCCGGTGTAGTTTTCTTCTACCTCGTTTTTAAGCCGGTTGTACTGCTCTTCGGAGTACATTGTCTCTTTGTCCAGGGTTAGCGCGCCGCTGGGCATCGCAGCGTTCTGAAGCAGTGACTGAAGCCAGATCATGCACTGGTTGTGCTGGTCAATGGCGTAGGCCGCCGCCTTCATCGGGCTGGCACCGTACCAGTCGTCGCGGGGGCTGAACATCTTCATGTGCCGCACGTCGCTGTCGCCCGTAATAACATTGACAGCGAAGACTACTTCCTGGTTGCCGATTTTGTAGATATATGTAGCAGGTACGCCGCTTCGCGCGGGCACGATGTGAAAACGGTCAGGGCGCAGCGTCCAAAGCTCGATAGGGCGGGTGCCGTTAAGTATCCGCTCATCGTAGCCATTGCCGGACAGGAGGAAGTACGCAGTTTTTGCGCGCCACCATTCCTTGCCAGACTGCATTGTGTTTGGCCGATTGATAAGGTTAAGAAACGGGTGCGAGTCGAGCTTCTTTCCGGCTTGGTCATATGCTGCCCATTTCATTGAGCCGATAGCGTTGGCGATCTTAGAGATTGCCTGATACGCCACAACGTTAATGTCAAAGCCCTCTTTACAGAAGGCATCGTAGTTATGCGGCGTCCATACCGGCTTGGGCAGGCGCTGCACATGCGTAGTAAAGGCGCGCGAGGCTTTTTCCTCGGGCAGTCCCGGCACAGCCGGAGCGGGGATCGCTGCTGTAGTTGAAAACATGCGGTTGAAAAGGTTCATAACATTCTAAGCCTCGGTTTGGCGCGAAACCTTATCATAGGCTCCAGCGCGTAGCGGATATCGTCAATATGGTGGTTCCAGTCGTCTACGATCTTTGGCAGAATGTCACCTGACAGGCGGTCCACTTTGTACGAGTACTTTACAAACTCTTCGGCAGTCTTGGGGCAACGCGGGTGAACTACGATGTGGTCAAAACTTTTCATGTACTCGATGCCGTCTTCGACTGAGCCTGGTCCCTTTTTAGCCCCGATTGCGCCTGGCATACCGTGTTGCTGCATGAAGCCGATGGTCTCAGGCCGAGCTGAGTCGCACCGAACGCTATGCATGGTGCAGAGCGGTAGGGTGCGAATAGCCTCAGGAACTGTCTTGTCGATGTCTAGCTTGAGTTTGTGCATTTCGTACTCGACATAAAGCACGTTGTCGTGTATCCAGAGTTTGTTGCCCGTAGTCGGGTCGTTAGCGTAGCCAAAGTCTATGCCGTAGTACGGTCCGTCCCAGTCGGCTCCAGGCTCAAACTGCTCAGTGACTACGCGGTTCCGAAATACCTGCGCGTCAGATATAACCAGAAACTCACCTTCCCAAACGTGCCCGTAGGTTTCCGGCCTCTTACGCTGGTCCTCGAGCCGTTCGCGGTTCAGTACTTCAGGGAACCACGGGTTGTCTCGCCAGTTTATTTCAGCTAAACGTGAGTCTAATGATGGGTTCTCACGAAATCGGCGGTGCGTAGCGGAGTCAGGCGACTCGGGGTTATACGTGACCCAGATTTCACTTTGCCACCAATCGCCCTGCGCGCGGACAGTAGGGAGGAGAGTACGCCAAGACTCCTCGGGCACCTTCTCGGCCTCGTCGATCCACGCGCGTAAGATACGAGCCTTGGACTTGACCGCGTCGATATTGTGGCGCAGGCCCGCAAAGGCGTAGTGAATACGGCGATCCTTGGAGCGAATATACTTCTCGCCCATTTCGTAGTACGCGTCGAGCCACGGAACGGATCGGATCGCCTCCTTGACCTCTTGCATGGAGGACTCTTCAAGTGAGTTAAGATGCTCACGTCCGCACAGCATTAGACCGCCGATCCCGCTGCGCCCGAAACGATAGCCGTCAACGGCTGTCATAAGGGCAGCGGCCCGCGTCTTGGAACTGCCTCGGCCTCCGTGGAGTACGCGATTGCGGGCCTCGCCGCTGAAGACTGGGACTACCTTGGGAGCAAGGGGTAGTTGAGCTGATTTGCTCATATGGTCGCCTGCAACGCCACAAGGTTGTTCGCGGTCAGGTACTCCGCAATCTGCCCCCCGCGCACGTCCTTGCCGCGCTGCCCCGCCGGAATTGGCCGGAATAGAAACCGCATGGTGTCGAGTAGGCCGTTGATTTGCGCCTCGGTCATATCCTCCGGCACAGGAAACACGCGGTCCACAATCATGTTGCGCCAGCCGACCGATACGCCATCATTGTAGCCATAGGCCCACGTCTCAGGAGGATCACCGTCACCCAACGCCAGCATCGTGAAGTTATCCCCCGCGAACCCAAAGGCCAGCCCGAGGGCGTTCATGCTGTCCTTGATCGAGGCTGGTCCACCCATGACGCAGGTGTATGCGATTGGGTTTTCCATCATGTTTCATCCGTGTATTGGAGTCCGGGGATGAGGCTGGCGAGGTAGTTCCCTGCTTGGTTGCGGTCTGCAAGGGAGGGGGCTTGCATGAGGACTGAGGCTTTAATTAAGCCGTCAACTTCAAATTTAGTGTCATTATCCCGGCCTGTCAGATTTAATTCGCGAAACTCCGAACCGGATAAATCAG